TTACGGCTGAAGGCTTTCGCGCCAGGCTTCCAGCGCGGCGACACGCTCTTCCAGCGATTTTTCGGGGGCGGCGGGCATCGTCAGATTCTGCTGCCGGGCGTAGTTTTCCAGCCCGTCAGCCAGCGCGCAAGCAATTTCCCTGGGATGCTCGTGCACAAACTGCGCGTCGGCCCGGTTGGTATTGCCATAGCCCAGCTCCAGATAACAGCCGGCGCCGGGGCAGGTATTGATTTCAAGGGCGCTGTATTCGCGGGTGGAAACTTTTCCGTCGTAAATGCCCTGCAGCGCTGATGCCAGGCACGCGCTCAGCGCACGGCTTTTTTGGGCGCGTTCGCCGTAGCGGGATGGCGGATACATGGCCTGAATGCCGCGCACGTTTTCATTGCCGTTGGCATTGGTGTGAATGGCCAGATGCACGTGGGGATTGTGCGCATTGAGCGCCGCCATGGCCTCTCGGGTGGCCTGCGCCGCAGCACTTTCGGGCCAGCGCTTGCGAAAGGCGGGATCGGCCATGAAAACGCTGTGCCCGCGCCGGGTCAGCTCCGTTTCCAGCGCCCTGCCGACGGCCCAGCAGTGCTTCATCTCGCAGCACATGTCCTCTTTGCAATGCATGGCGCACTTTTCCTGATGGTTCTGGTACAAATTGCAGCTTGAGCGCCCGTCCAGCGCACAGCGCTTGCTGTGCGGGGCGGGACGGATGGAAACAATCATGCGCTCTCCTTACTCGGCAGACTGCCACATATTGGGCAGCAGATCGGGGCCGTAGGTGACGGCATAATCAGCGGGCGCAATGCACACATAGCGCTTGCCGTCGGTGAAGGTCATTTTGCTGCCGGTGTAATAGGCATTGTGCGCGCCGGTGGGCTGCTGCCAGGCGGGGTATTCATCCTGCACATTTTCACCAAAGAGATGGCTGAGAATCAGTGCGATTTTCTCCTCGCAGTTCTTCATACGCGCTTCGATGCCGGCGTAGCCCATATCCGGGGTGGTTTTTTCGCGGGCCAGGGCGATGGCGGCGCTTTTCTGTGCATCCGTCAGACTGCCCTGCAGCCAGAGGGTATCGATTTTGTTCATCAGGTCGGACAGTTCAAAGCGGCCGGTCAGAATAATGTTGCGGATCAGATCAAACATGGAAAAACCTCCTTACAGTTGCAGCATCGCGGCGCTGAGGGCGGCGATGCGGTTGTCGATGTAGGCCTTGGTATCGGCGGTGTAGGTGAGCGACTGGAAAAGGCTGGCGCTGTTGAAAATGTGCGCGGGGCCGGCGGGCAGTCGCAGGGCAAGCACAGAGGCAATGCTCTCAGCCGGCAGCGCCGTGCGCAGGGCCATGCTTTCGCGCGGGCGGTACAGCACCGTGACGGGGCTTGCCTGCAGGAAAGCGATCATTTCCTCGGGCGTTGTGACGTTATTTACGCGCAGAATGACGTTGCCGCTGCTCAGGGCAATGCCCTCGGCGCTTTCTGCCACCTGCTTGCGCGGCAGCACGGGCAGCGCATCACAGGCCAGATAGGGCGTTTGCGCTTCCTCGTAGGTCGTGTCGCAGGCGGGCGTGGGCAGCGCAATGTAAAAAGCGTTGCTGCTGCCTGCCCTGACGGGCGCTGTGCTGCCGTCAAAGACGGCGCGGGCCAGGCGCTGCACGTATTCGCCGGCGGTCAGATCCACTTCGTCCGCAAGCCACCCGCTGCTTTTATCGGTATACGAGCCGCCGGCTGCAGTGGGCAGCGCGCCCGGCGCTTGTGCAAGCGTCAGCGACGCGCAGCTGGCGCAATAGGGCGCATAGGCGGTGGCGGCGCTGCCTTTTTCCAGCTGAGGACGCACGGTGACATGATCCGCCGTGCCGCCCGCCATGATGGTAAACTGAATGCCGCTGATGGGCTCGGTACTGGTGAAGGTGCGCGTGGAGCCGCTGACGCCGGGATAGACGGTGAAGGGCGTGCCGGAGACGGTATTTACCATGAAAATGACGCTGCCTTCGGTCAGCTTTTCGTTGTTGCAGGACAGAGTGTAGGTGCCCTTCGGGATGGCGGGCGAAAAGGCCCACTTCCATACGGTGGTGTAGGATGCCGTGCCGTTCAGCGTGGCGCTGCCGTCATCGTTTGCCGTGAGCGTCATGCCGTAGTAGGATTGATCCGTCATAACGGGCGGCAGCAGATTTTTGCCGCACAGGGCGATATCCACCTGCACGGGGCCGGCAAAGGCGGAATCCGCCGTGCCGAAAAGCGACAGCGCACGCGGCGGCAGCGGCGCATGATCCTGCAGGGAGATGCTGCACCCCTGCGCCGTTTCGGCGATGGCGGGCGAAAAGGCTGCGTCGCTTTCGGCCTTGGTATAGGCGGCGTTACCGCTGACGATTGCCTGCACGCGGGCGGCGTCAAGGGCAGATTGCGCAGCGGAGGAAGCCGCCGTGCCGGCGCTGCTTTCGGCAGATGCTGCGGCCTGCGCGGATTCGAGGACGGATTGCGCAAGAATCTGCCGCGTCTGCTCGATCACGCCCTGCTGCACATCGTCCGGCGCTTCGCCCAGGCTGTCAACGCCCTGCGTGACATAGCCGCAGTACACGCAGGTGTTGGCCTGTGCATCCTGCGTGCGCAGTGTGACGGCGCACTTGCACAGGCCGGGCACGGCGGTATCGGCCAAAAGCAGGGGAATGTGTACCGTTTGGCCTTCCAGCGTGAAGGCGTGGTCGTATTTCTGGCCGTCGGGGCGCTCAAAGGCCACGTGTACGGCGGCCAGCGGCCAGGCGCGCAGCCAGGGCGAGATGTCGCACAGCAGGTGTACGGCGTGCTGCTCTGTGCCGCGGCTCCATACCTGCGGCTGCCCCTCGCAGAGCGAAATGAGGTGAATGGGGTTCAATTAACTCCCTCCTTACTGGTATTCAATGGTCAGGAACGGTTCGTAGGGCGAGCCCTTGCCGTAAAAATGCGTGTAGGCGGGGGAAAACTCGCCGCTGTACTCCATGCGCGGCTCAAACAGGCTGATGGCATGGCCGGCGCGGATGGCGTCAGACAGCGCCGTTACGTCATAAACGCTTTCCGTCTCGCGCGCCAGATTGCCCGCCGGATAAGCAGCCAACGGCGTGAAGGGCGGCTGCAGCGTGCTGTCGCAGTCTGCGTGCGTCAGGGCGCTTGCGCCAAGATAGACGGGCACGGGATTGGACCAGCCGCCCGAGGCGCGGCGCAGCGTGACGGTGGTGCTGCCGGGAGAGAGCGCCGCCGTGCCGGCGAGGGCCGCAGGCGCACCCAGCAGCGTGGCGTTTTCCGCCCGGCTTGCGGCCGTGCCGCCCATGGGAATGGAGCCAATCAGCGCAGCGTGCGCCCCGGCGTCGGCCAGCACGCCGTACAGCACATTGGCATTGGTCAGGGCGCTGCTTCCCGCCGAGCCGCCGCAGCAGTTTTCCACCGTGCCGGCTGCGCCGTCGGTCAGGTAAATGCCGCTGCGCGTGTATTCCACGCAGCAGCCCCGGATGGTGACAGCCCCGGCGCGCACGCAAATGCCGCAGTCAGCGCCGCTGCCGGCGTCCGTGCGCGCTTTCAAGCCGCTGATTTGCAGGTTTTCAAGCTGCGCATGGCGGCAATGGCGCACGGTCACAGGGGTGGAGGCGTCCGGCGGGCAAAGAATGGCGTCGCCGGCGGCCTTGGCGCACAGCGTGACGGCGGTGCAGCCATCCAGCGTGACGCTGCCGCAAAGCTGCGTGCCGGGCGAAAAGTGCAGCGTCAGCCGGCTGCCTGTAAAGCCGTGCACGCGCACGTTTTCTGCATAGGTGCCGGCGGGCACCGTCAGCGTGCAGTCCTGCTGCAGATGCTTTGGCAGCGCATCAAGCGATGACTGAATGCCGCCCTTCCACGCGGCCTCTGCGCCGGGAAAGCTGCCTAAGACGTTGGGCGCGGACAGCGAACCTGTCACCACCACGCGGCGTGCGAAAAGGCCCTCGGGATCGAGCGACATGATTTCCCCGCCGTCATCCATACCGCGGATGCTCAGATCATTGGTGGCGATGTGAATATCCCCGCCCACCATGCTGATGGCGCTTGGCGTGAGCTCCAGATGGCTGTTGGTGCCGTCCAGCATGCCGGCCAGCATCAGTACGGCGGCGTTGCTGCTCAATTCAAGCCCGGCGCCAAAGTCATCCGTCACCTTAACGGCGCTGATGGACTTGTCGCTGATGACGTCCCCGTCGATGGTGGAATTGTTTTCGCTCAGGCTGTTGGCAAGCTGATTGAGCGCGCGCACGATGGAAAATTCTGTGCCGCCGATGATCAGCCGGTCGGTATGGAGCTTGCCGGAGGTGACAAGGTCGGCGGACAGGTCGCCGATTACGCCGCTTTGCGCGGTGAGCGCACCCAGGGCAATGTGATCGGCGGTGATGGCGCGGGCGGTGATTTTTTCCGCGTCCACAGAGCCGGCAGCCAGGTGGCGGGCGGCGATGAGCCCGTCTGACAGTGCGGCGGATGAGAGCTTGCCGGCGGCGGTAATGACGCGCGGAAGATTTACGCCGGCGGTGTCAAAATCGCAGGAAAGCGCAGCGGTGAGGCCGTTTTCAAACGTTAACTGCTGGCTGAAAACCACCGCGCGGTGCGTCTGTCCGCTCAGATCGGTCAAAAGCAGGTGATCGCCTGCTTCGACGGCGGGATTGCCCGGGCAGGTGAGGGAAAAGGGCGTGAAGGACAGGCTGCTCAGGGCGCTGCCAAGGTTGCGCACGAGCGTTTCCGTTTCGCTGCTGCCGGCGCGGAAGAGGGGATTATCCGTCATTTCGACGGTGTTGTCAGCCCCGGCGGGCAGCGCGCCGTTGACGGCGTATTCGCAGTAATGGCCGCCTTGCGCGCCGCAGGGGAAAACGCGCAGACGGTTGAAAGCAAAGCCCGCGCCCGAGAGCGTCATGGCGTAGCAGTCGCCGGCATTGAGCGAGTGCGTATGCTCCGTCACGGCGGGCACGAGCGTCACAGGCCCCGCGTGCGACAGGCGCACAAAGCAGCCCATGGCCGCGGCTGCACAGGAAAGCGCGCGGCGCAGCGTGCAGCCCTCGCCCCAGTCGGGCCGTTTGGCGATCAGCACGCTGCCGTTGCAAAGCGGCGTGCCGGCAATGACGCACTGCGCCTGCTGCGCAATGTGCGAAAGCACTGCCTGCAGCGTGCAGGGATAGGACAGCGTGTCATCAAAGGATGATTGAAAACGGTGCAGCACAGCGTCGTAGCCCGAAAGCGTGACGATATCCTCGCCCTCCGGCGCATCGACGGCGGAAACGATGAAGCTGCCGGCGCTGGAATAGACAAAGCCGCTGCCGCTGTCCGCGCCGATTTCAATTTCGGCCGTGGCGCCGCTGAGCGTTCTGTCGCCCAGGCGGCTGCCGCCCTTTTTCCAAGCGCCGCCGGGGCTGCTTAACGTCAGGCGGCCGTGGGCGCTCAGCGCGCTGCCAAGCAGCATATCGCCGCCGGAAACGCCTTCGGACAAATGGTAGGACACAATGTCATCCGCCGTGAGCGGATAGGCATAGCCCGTGGCGAGCGTCAGCGTCGCGCGGATGGACAGCGTGCGCGCAGGGGCGCTAAAGACGGAATCGGTCATTTTTTCGCCTCCTGTCAGCACTCGGTGAAGGTCATTTCCACGTTTGTCCACACGGGCACATCGCCGCGCATGCGCTCAAGGCCCACCTGACGCGCGGTGGAGACGGCGGTGATTTGCAGCATCGCGCCCGTGAGGGGATCGGGAAAAGTGAGGGAAACCATGGGCGAGGCGGTGGCGGCGGTGAGAAGACGCGACAGTTCATCCGCCGGCAGGTACGCCCAGAAGATGGTGACGCGGTGCTTGACAGCTGCGCGCGAGACGTGTGTGGCGCCCGAAAGCGTTTGCCGCGCGGAAAAGCGCGCGTCCTCCAGCTGCACGTTCAGCCGGGTGGGCGCGGGCATTGCCGCGCCGTCAATTTGCAAAAGCTGCATGTGCATCCCTCCTTACAAAAGCGTGGCGTATGCGCCGCTGATGCTGGACTGCTCGCGCAGGCGCTTTGCCACGTGCGTGGAAAGGCGCGCGCCGTCAATAGAGACGGGCACGGTGACCTGAATGGAGGAAGACAGGCGGCTGACGGCGCGGTCAAGCGCGGCGGCCAGCTGGCGCTGGGCGTCCGACAGCGCGGCGGAGAAGGCTGCTTCGTGCAGCGTCACCGCCTGCGACAGCCGGTCGCCCGCGCCCTGAAGCGCCCGCGAGATGGCTTCGTCCGCAGCGACGGTCAGCCGCATTTCAAGGCTGGAAAAGGAGGGAAACGCCACGGTTTTGCCCTCCTGCAGGCGGTCAAGACGCTGGTCGAGCGAATCCAGATCGCGCATCAGCGCCCGTGCGTCCGCCTCAAAGCGCACGGTCAGGGTGTCAAGATTGGGCATGGTCAAACCTCCTTGCAAAGGATTCAAGCGTCGTGCGCATCTGCTCGTCGGTCATGCGCTGCGGCGCGGCGGAGGGGCAAAGGCGCAGGTGCGATTCCAGTTCGCGGGCGATTTCGGCATAGGTCAGATCGGCCAGGCGATGGCTGTGCCGGTAACCCGCGCGGGCGGCGGCGTCCATCAGATGCGTAATCTGGCGGGCGGTCACACCCTCGCGCGAAAAGCCGCTTTCGTCAAAGGCCAGCGCCAGCTTGTCATACAGCCTGGGCAGCTGATCCTGCGCGGCGGCAAACAGCGCCTCCGCCTGACGCAGCGTCAGCGAGGGGCGCTGATCGCACAGCGCGCCGTACAAAAGCAGGCACGCGCCGCGCGGATCGCCCTTGAAGAGCGAGGCAAAGGGCGCGTCCGTCAGCTGCTGCATGCGGATGAGCGACCGGGCGGTGAAGCGCAGGCGCCAGGTGCGCCCGGCAATTTCCATGTACTGCATCAGGCGAATACCACCCTGCCGCTGGCGCGCAGCACACAGACAAAGCCGATGGCGCTGTCCACCTGGGCCGCGCCCAGCGCGCAGGATTTGACCAGCGCCGGGAAGGTGGCCGTGAGGCCGTCGGGGAAAGAGATGCAGGCGGTGCCCGCCGTGCCGTTTTCGTAGGCCTGGCGCAGCGCGGCCTGCCCGGCGTCATCCTTTTCATGGAAGCCCGTCAGGCGGATTTCGCCGGCATCCTTCGCGCCCTGCATGAACTGGCGGCAGCCGTCCGGGCTTTGCAGGGTGGTCACGTCAATCATATCGCTGTCGCAGGAAATTTCGCTGATGGAAGAAAGCACGCCGATGAGCGTGCCGTTCAGGGAAAACGTGGTGCCAAGGGATTTGGTAGCCATAAAAAATACCTCCTTTTACTGGGTGATCAGCCCGCTGCGGCTGCACAGCGCACGGTAGCGCATCATGCGGCGGTGCGCGCGGGAGTCATCGTCAAACAGGTCGCAGCAGTACGTGCGCTGAAAGCCCAGCGCGTGCATTTTTTCATCCGCCGATGCGCTCAGCGCGTGCGCCACCTCGGGCGTGAGCGCGTACACATCCAGCGTAAATTCAATTTCGTGCAGGTAGGCTGCGCCGCCGGCGCGGTCATGCACGCTGCTGCCGCTTTCAAAAAAGAGAATGCAGGGGAAGTCGGTCATAACGCCCGGGTGCTGAAAATACACCAGGCGGTGCACGCTCCGGAGCGCTTCGAAGACTTCCATTGTCAGATCGGGCAAGGATACGCCTCCTTTCGGATACAAAAAAAGGCGGCGGAAATGAATCCGCCGCCAGGTGTGTTATGTGCGCATATGGTGCAAAAAGTATTGCTTCAGGTCGCTGAGAGCGGGCCTGAGATAAGGCTGCGCCGCCATGCGGGAGGTGCCCGCTTCCACATACAGCGCGTGCGGGTTCTGCGCCGCCAATTCACCAGAGAGAATGCCGTCTGCTGAATAAACGCGCCCGGTGATGCAGTCACGCAGATGCCCGCCGTCGCGCCCGTCGCCGTAGGGCGCGTAGGCTTTGGCATTTTCAAGCGCTTTCAGGCAGGCTGCCTGCAGCCCGTCATGCAATTGGCAGGTCAGCTGCTGCCTGAAAAGCCGGACGCCTTTCATTCAAGCCGCCTTTCAATGACTGCGCACAGGTGCAGGGGATAGCGCTCGCAGGAAATGCAGCGGTATCCCTCGCTGCTGCCGGCAATTCTGACGCCGTCGCCGGGCAACAGATCGGCATGCCGGGGCAAAATCAGCTTGAGGTGCTGCGCTTGCGTCAGGCCGGCGCGGCGCGCGCTGATCAGATCGTCCCGGGGCACAAGGCGGCCGCGGATGGAAAGATGCGGCGCGGCGTACCCCTCGCCGACGCCGCCCAGATTGCCCTGCGCCGCAACAGGGCGGGAAATGAAGACCGTGCGCGAAAAGCGCCGCTGCAGGTTCACAGCTTGACCGTTCTGAGCAGCCGGTAGGGCTGCAGCAGAGAGATGATTTCCTGCGGCAGCGAATCGACGGTCATCGACACGCTGCCTTCGCTGCGGCGGCTTTCGCCCTCCATACCCAGGCGGTTGTAGAGCATAGAGGCCAGCCGCAGAAGCGCCGGGGTGAGCGCTTCTGGCAGCTCGGTGCGGTTGGTATAGGCAAGGATCATCGCATGCGCGTCAGCCAGCATTTCGCACAGCGTGTCATCACCGCAGGCGCAGTCCGCCCCGATACGGCGCTTGAGGCGGAGAAGCAGTTCGGACAGGCTCATTGGACGCCTCCCTGTCAGGCGATGGCCAGCGTCAGGGTCTTGACGGGCTTGTTTTCGCCGTCCACCAGCAGCAGGTGGCAGTGGGTGCCGCTGAAGGTAACGGGCGCGGCGGTGCATTCGCCGTCCGCAGTAAAGGCGGAGCCGTAAGCGCCCACCTCGGCCGCAGCGGAATTGACCTTGTACACCCACTTGTAGCCGGCCGGCGCGCTCCATTCCTCAGGAATGGTGATGACCAGCTTGCCGCCCGCGTTCTGTTCGGCCTTGAAGCCGCGCTTGAGGGCGTTTTCGGTCAGCGTCTGCAGGCCGGTGAACTGGGTGATGGCAATGACCTTGCTGGCGTCGTACAGGTAGGGCACGCAGTGCAGGGAGGCGTAAATGTTATCGCGCATGTACTCGGGCTCGCGCTCGATTTCTACCAGCGCGCCCTGTTTGTTGACCAGGCGCAGCGCGCCGGGCTTGACGATGAAGTAATTCTTTTCCTTCACCTGCGCATTTTCGCGTACCTTGCCGGAGACGACAATTTCGCAGCCCCACACTTCGCCCTTGGCGCCGTGCATGACCAGCTCCTCGCCCATGTCGCCGCGGCCCACAAAGTCGGGATCCTTGCGCAGCGTGGCCAGGCCCTTGGCGTCGGTGAGGAATACCTTGCTGCCCTCGCAGTCCTCGCCAAAGAGCGTCAGAGCGTCGGCGATGGAATCAGCGCTGATTTCGCTGGAGACAAACTTGCGCGCCACGCCCATGTCGTTGAGGCACTGGAACAGGTCGTCATCCACCGCGTGGTCCAGGGCATGCGCCAGCTGGCGGCTGCCCTCGCCCACGGGATCGCCGTAGCCGGACAGGCGCGCTTCATCACTGATGGAAATGGCCTTGGCGTACTTCTGCACGGTGACGGATTTCATGCTGGCGGTCAGCTGGCCGGGGATGATCTGGCCGTTTTCAGCCACCACGGCAGCCTTGCCGATGTAGGCGAAGACGGGGAACTTGAGGGTATCGCCGGGCTGGCCGACCAGGGTGTCATCCTGCTCCGCCAGGGGCAGCAGCGTGATGCCGTCGCCCAGGTTGGAGTCGATCAGATTGGAAACGACTTCGGGGATGATGAGATTGGAAGTGAGAGTAGTGGACATGAATGTACCTCCTGATTAATGGTTTTCGCGGTCGCGGATGTAGTTGGCGGCCGCTTCCTGATAGGAAAGGGATTTGGGTTTGCGTGATTTTTGCGGCAGCGGCGCGGCGCTGGGCGCATGGCCGCGCAGACGGTCGCGCACGCCCTCCTCCAGCGCGGAGCGGAAAGCGCCCTCGGCCGCACTGAGCGTCTGTGCGAGCGTTTCTTCGCTGGTCAGGTTGAGCGTGCCGATCAGCTGATCGGGCAGATGGCGGGAGCGGAGCGCCTCCTGCGCCTTGATGCGCATTTCGTGGGCGCGCAGCTGGGCGTCGCGTTCGCGCAGGGCGTTTTCCGCCTGCTGACGGGCGGCAGATTCAAGCTGCAGGGCGGCGTCAAAGCGCTGCTTTTCCTCCGACAGGCGCTGGGAGAGCAGCTGCTGCACCTCGCTTTCGGAAAACTGCCGGCTGTCTGCGCCGCCTTCGTCATCGGGCGACAGGAACGGGTGAAAGCGCATCATCTGTCGCCTCCTTCAATGCCCTCGCGCAGGAAGGAAAGCTGGGGCAAAAGCTGCGCATCGGGCACAATGCCGTGAAGCTGGCTTACAATCTGCGCCTGCTCCACATCGTTGACGGGCAGCGAGCGGGTGAATACGAACCGTACGTCGCCGGCGCAGATATCCTTGCCGCCCAGCAGCATCAGATAATGCGCAAGCAGCCGTACGCGCTGGCGCAGCCCCTCGCGGAAATAGCGCTCCTTGATGGATGTCAGCTGCTCCAGCCCCAGCAGCTTGTAGCGCATGGCCACGCCGCTGAGATTGCCGGCGAAGTGCTCGTCCGTCAGGTCAGGCACCATGGAAAACTTGTGAATATCGCTGGCCAGGGACAGCCGCAGGATATCCGCATCGCTTTCGTGCGCCTCCTTGGTGAGCCATTCCACCTTGGCGGTGCTGTCGGGCAGGGAGAGGGTTTTGTCCTGTCGCAGCCTTTCACCCGGGGTGCGCTGATCGCTGTCATCCGGCGCGGTCAGGCCCATCACGCCGGTCAGCACCAGCAGGGCGTCGGCAAACTGCTGCTTGTCGTTTACGCGGTCGCTCTGCAGGGTGTCATAGGCGTCAATGAGAGGCAGTACGCGCTCAAAATCACCGGTTTCGCGGGCATTGTTCCAGTATTCAATCAGCGGTACATCGCCGAAGTAATGATTGGATACGCTGACGGGCTCGCGGATGGCCTGCGCCTGGGCGCAGCGGTAGGAGGCGATCAGCCCCTTGGTATACACCGTCACGCGCAGACCCACGCGGCTGCCGCGCACGTCGTATTCCGGGCGCAGATACACGCCAAAGAGCGGGCGCGTCTCCTCGTCGTCGCTGTACACCACAAAGGCGTCGCGCGGATCCAGGCAAACGCAGCGCGGACGGGCGTTTTCATCGGCGTAGATCAGCTCCACGCCGCGGCCCATGACGCTTTGCTGGGTGGCAATTTCGGCATCCAGTGACTGAGAATCGCTTTCGCGCAGCGTCTGCAGCAGCGCTTCCAGCGCCTCGGGATCGCTGTATTCGTAGCGGATGGGCGTGCCGATCAGGTACCCTGCCGCCATGTCGCTGATGTAGGCGGGATAGTTGTGCGGCACGCGGGAATTGGGCAGGCCCTTGCGGCGCTCGCGGCGCAGAATGTCGTGCCGGCCCTCGTAATAGGCCTGCAGGCGCTGCAGCCTTGCGCAGTTGCGGGCGTGCTCGCGCAGAACGCCGCGCAAAAGCTCGGGCGAGGGCAATTCGCCCGGCAGATGGTTTTTGCTTCGTTTGATCATTTTTTCTCCTTTTTCGTCACCAGTCCGGCCGTGTCTGCACGGCGGCGTAGCGGGCGTTCATTTCACCTTCCAGTGCGTAGCGCAGTGCATCAATCAGGTGATTGTCGCGGTCCTGCGGCTCGCGGATGGACTGGCCGTCGCGGTCGCGCTTCCACTGATAAACGGTCAATTCATGCGCCATGTTCCGGCAGCGCACGTCCACGATAATCTCCTGCGCGCGCAGCCACTGAATGCCGTGCATGAGGCTGTCAGGGCCCTTTCTGGCCGGCAGGGCGAAGACGCCCAGGCGCTTGAGATCGCAAATGCTCTTGGGCTCTGCGCTGTCGCAGGTGATGTAGCGGCGCGGCGCAAATGTATGCAGCCGGCGGGCGAGCAGGTCGTTGGTGAGTCCCTTTTCGTACAATTCGTCGAGAATGTACAGCCGTTTGCGGTCGCGGTCGTAATGGCACTTGATGCAGGCGCAGGGATCGCTGGAAAAGCCAAAATCCAGCCCGAAGAGGCATTTTTCGCTGTCCTGCAGGTGGCTTAAATCCTCCGTGCGCCAGTTGGTGAAAATGCTTTCGCCCAGCGTTCCCCACTGCCCCAGGGTGTACACGGCGCGGAAATAGGGATCGCGCTCGTTTTCAAGGGCCTTTATGTCGTCTTCGGTGAGGAACTGATTGTCCCGGTACGTCGTTTTGAGGATCAGGTGGTCTGCGGCAACCAGCCGGCCCTTGCTTTCGTCAAAGTCCCGGAAGAACTCGCGGTACAGCCAGTGCGTTTTGTACACGGGGTTAAAACTGAGCGTCATGCGCTTGAGGTGCTGCGTTTGCCCGCGCAGGCGCTTATCCAGCTGCTTGAAATCGTTGTAGGCGATTTCGGTGGCCTCTTCGATCCACACGTCCGTGAGCGGGCCGTTTTGCGGGGTGATGGACTTGATTTTTTCCACGTCGTCCAGGCCGCAAAAGATGATCTGCGCGCCGTTGTTTTTGGCGGTGATGGTCATCTCCGACCGGTTGACGCGAAAGCAGCAGCCAAGCCCCAGCCGGCTGACGGCCTTTTGCACTTCGTTCAGGCAGCTGGTTTTGAGCGTGCGGGCGACGGCGCGCACCACCAGCGTGTTGCGGCCTGAAAGCGTATCCAGCACCAGCCGCGTGGCCAGAAAGCAGCTTTTGCCCGAGGATGCGCCGCCAAAGAAAATCTGGTATCGCTGCGGGGCTGCCAGGAAGGGCTGGTACACGGCGTTGAGCGCGCGGCGGGGAAGAATGAGCCGGCGCTTCATGCCTTCAGGCGGATCTCGAAATCGCCCAGCATGCTGTTGTCGGCGCCGTCGCGCTGATAAATGCGTTCAAAGAGCAGCGACAGTCCCTTGAATACATCGCTGTTGGGCGTGTCCGGATCGGTGAGAATGTCCTTCAGGCGGGTCAGGCCAAGCAGCGCCACCTGCTCGGTCTGGGCGCGGATCTCGCGCCCGGGGTCTTTTCTTTTTGGCAT